TGGGGGCGATTGGGAGTTGCTCGAGGAATTTGTCGAAGTTGAGTCCGGCAAGAAGACCATGCGCAAGCGGCCGGTGCTCAACAAGGCGATAGCCTACGCGCTCAAGCACGACGCGACAGTGATCGTTGCCAAGATCGACCGCATGACGCGGAGCGTCGGTATCTTGCACGATATCCTAAGGTCCGGCGTGCGCATTATCTTTTGCGACGTTCCCGACATGGGCAACCCATCGACCAATCGCCTGATCCTCAACGTGATGGCAACCATTGCCGAGTTCGAGGGCGCGCGGATCTCGGAGCGCACCAAGGAGGGCCTCGGCGTCGCAAAGTCCAAGGGCAAGGTGCTCGGATCCCCGAACCCACAAGCCGGGGCCGCAGCGGCGAACCGCAAGCGCATGACAGCGGCCGACGAGCACGCGCTCGAGGTCGGGCCAAAGATCAAGAAGGCGCGCGCAGCGGGCGCCACTAGCTACCGCGAGATTGCCGAGGCGCTTGGCAACCTGGGTATGCAGACATCGCGCGGCGGGTTCAATTGGCAGCCGACCAGCGTGCGCAATACCGAGAGACGGTACGACGAATTGACAGAAGGGAGTGAGGACAATGGTTGAAGAAACCTTGAAGGATAAAGCGCGGCGTGTTGCGGCACGGTTTATGCGATCCCGAAAAATCTGGGACTTGGCGGGCGCACGACACATACGCAATGTCGATGCGTATATGTGGCGAAACCGCTTTCAGTTGATGGCTGTCAGCGCGAGAGGCATTATGGCAACAAATACCGTGCCAGACGGAGTCGGACCAAACCTCGACAAATGGCGCCAGATGTCGCCGCAAGGCGGCAACGTGATCCGCACAATTATAGACTATGCCATTGCACAGCGTCGATCATTCACGGTCAGCGAGATCGAAGTTGCTTTGCCGGAGAATTTTTCTTTGTCGCGCAAAAGTCTGCACAACGTAATTAAGCGCGGCGTTGAGTTGGAATTGCTCACGCTAGGGTGCAACTCCACCTACCACATCACAGAACTGCTGGTCGATGAGTTTTTCGCTCGCACAGTCTACCGCGATTTACAGGATGACCTTATTGCTTGGGCGAGGCAAATCGTGATGATTGCCGACATGCGTGAAGTCGCAACTCGGACGGTCGAGCTTGAAGAGCGGGGCTCGATCCACGATAGCGGCCGCCGCACTATTGTAGAAGAAATCGATAACGGTCTCCATGACGACGAGATCGGATTTGACCGCACTAAGAAGAATTAGCGTTGGTAAATTTTACCAGCCAGTTGGAAATTTTTACCAGCCAGTTGGTAAATTTTACCAGCCAGTTGGAAATTTTTACCAACAAATTGGTAAAAGTTACGCGAGTCAAATGACCCAGTAAAATCTATACTGTGACGATGACCAAGCAACGACCCTTGCACACCTGGCCTCGAGGACTGCGCCGCGAAGATGCGGCCAGCTACCTCGGCATTTCGGCGTCGACCTTCGACCAAATGGTCGCCGAGCGTCGCATGCCGGAACCGCGCCAGGCGAGTAGGGGGCGTGTGGTTTGGGATCGTCACGAATTGGACGGTGCGTTTGACCGCTTACCTAAACGCGGAGAAGCTACCGGCAACCCGTGGCACGAGGCTTAGATGGAAATTAAACTTAAATACTTGAACACATACCCGGACGCGCGCGGCGATCTAAAGATCTACTACCGTCGTAAGCGCACGCTAAAGGGGATCGAGATCACGGCGCGGCCGCCAGGCTCGCCCGAGTTCATGCAACAGTATTATGCGGCGCAGCAGAAACACGAGCTCGAGCTCGGCATGCAACGACAGATCGCGCCCAGGTCGCTCGAGTGGTTGATCTCCGAATATCGCAAGGGTGACGACTGGAAGCGCCTCGGCGACGGAACCAAGACACAAAAGAAGAACCGCTTTGACCAATATCTCCCGCGCTTTGGGCACTTGCCAATCGACATGCTGGATCGCGTCGGTGTGCGGCGCATCCGCGACGAGAAGGAAGATGCGCCCGCTGCGGCGAACCAGAGGCTCAAGGATCTAAAGGCCGTGTTTAATTGGGCGAAGCGCGAGGAGATTGTCGATAGCAATCCGGTGCTCGAGGTCGAGAAACTTGCACTAAAGAAAAAAGCCGATGGCACTAAGGGCCACCGCACCTGGACAAAGGCCGAGGTCGAATGGTTCCTCGATTACTATCCGCTGGGCACAAAGCAACACCTCGCGATGATCGTGTTCTTGTACACCGGCACGCGCGTCTCGGATGCCTGTCGCCTGGGACCGGCGATGCTTGAGGATAACACGATCACGTTCGTCGAGTTTAAGAACTCCGAGAAGGTGGACAAGGAGGGCGAGACCAATCCCAAGGTCACGCGCATACCGATGCTCGAGCCGTTGCGCCAGGCGCTTGAGGCATTCAACGCGACGCAGAAAGTCATCGGCATGACCTGGATCTCGCACACGAGCGGGCGACCGTACAATGCCAAGACGATCTCGAGTTGGTTCGTTGACCAGGTAAAAGCGGCGGGGCTCGGCGAGGGCCTCACGCCGCACGGGATCCGCAAGCGCGCGGCGACATACATCGCTGACGCGGGCGCAACTAATAAGCAAATGATGGCAGTGTTTGGCTGGAAGAAACCGGAGCAAGCGGAAGTTTATACGGCCGCTGCCGAGGCAAAACGCCTTGCAAAAGATGGGCTTGAGAAACTAAAAGTGACTACAGAAAATCAGGTGGATTGACTACGTTTTATTAAGTAATTGGAAGCGTTGGGATATTTTATAGGGCTGGAGGTCCGGGCCGGACCCGTTCAATTGAACGATTACAATGGCTTGTGGTCTCTGTAGTCACTTGGTTCTCCCTATATATCCCGATGCTTCCTGACAAAGTGACTACAGGAGGCAGAGACAATGAGAGACTTTTTTATCCTGGTTGGCGAGTTCGTCGGCTTCTTCAGCGTCATGTTCATGTTCTATGTATATTTCGTGGTATTCGCAACATGAGCGCCGCGCCTAAAAAGTACATCGGCAAGATCACCAGCGACCTGATGCTATCTTGCTCGAGGCTCCCGGCGCTCATGGGTATGAGCCAGTATGAGACGCCGAGCGATCTGCTGCGAAGCGTGACCGACGCCCATGCGGCCGGTGACAATTACAAGCGCGACGAACGCGTGCCAAGCGAGGCCGCCGCGTGGGGTAACATGACCGAGGGCATGATCCTGGCGGAAGGCTGCCGCCGCCTCGGGCTCCGCGATCCGGAGCTCGAGATCACCGAGCCGGTGATCCATCCGACGCTACCGCTACAAGGATCGCTCGACGGCCAAGCGGACGGAGCAGGGCTCACGTTTACGACGGATCCCGACGCGGGCATCTATGTCATCGGCCAGGACGAGATCACGCTCGACGGTATGGGCGTCCTCGAGGCCAAGAACACGAGCCATTATCCCGAGAACGAACCCGCCGCGACACGGGGGCCGATCCAATGCCAGGGCCTGATGATGTGCACCGGCTACAAATGGGCGGCGATCTTTGTCCTGTATCGAGGCACAGAGTTGCGCTGTTTCTTATACGCGCCGGATCCCGCAACCATTGCCAAGATCGAGGCCGACGCCATCGAGTTCGAGTCACGCGTCGAGACGTTCCGGCGCGAGGGTGTCGTCGATTGGTATCCAGCTTTTAGCGCCAATGATGCGGCGACCATGTACGCGCGGTCGGAGCCGGAGCAAGTGATCGATTTCGACGAAGATGTGTCGGACAAGGTGCTCGAGTTAATCGATGCGCGCAAAGCGAAGCAAGCCGTGACGGAGCTCATATCAAAGCTACAGGGCGAGATCATGGACGTAATGGGCAACCATGAGAACGCGGTTGCATACGAGGACGGCCGCGCCGTTGCGACCGTTAAGTGGGGCATGACCTCGGCGCGTAACTACAAGGCCAAGGCCGCGTACCGCACGGAGCCGAGTCGGTCAAAGTCGCTCAGCGTGAAGGAGATCATCGAATGAAGATCACGAAACGGCAGCGCGAATACCTGGACGCGATTAGCGAGTTCGTTGCGGCCAATGGTTACAACCCGACTCAAACGGATCTCGCCCGGCACCTGGGCGTGCACCGCAACACGGTCTATGAAACCGTCCGAAACATGCGCCGCGAGGGCATCCTCACAGATCGTCCCGGCTCGCGGGGGATTGAGCTTCCCGATGCCTTACCAGGTGAACCCCGCGCGTCTCTAAGTTGACGTAACAGATTTGAACCCCGAGCCGACGCTGGTGCACGGTTAAAACGCGCGAGATCCGCGTTGCCGGTTCGCTGCGAAATGCGTCGGCCTTTATATCAAGCAACAAGATCTCTGGCGGCGTTGCCTTTACGCAGATCAGATCCACCGGGCCGATACCGAACCAGGGATGGAAAACGTAGTAACCAAGGTTAAAGAAATGCTCGGTTGCTATCGCTTCGCACAGCGCGCCGACGCGGCGACGCGTCGCCATGTTGCCGTTTGAATTTTTACCGGGCGGCGTCATCGAGCCGCTTATTGAGCTCGTGAATCTGATATGTTTGCGACGCGTTCGTCACCGCGCCAAGGATTGCCATTTGAATGCATCCAGAGCACAGCGCGACGGTCGCCAGTATGACGGCGACGCGGATCACTTTTTAATATTCTTTGCAATCTTCTCGCCGGATCTTCCTACCACATAACCGCCGACGCCGATCATCAGCAAGTTCCACAATTGCTCGGGCAGCGGTATCGACAGCGGCACCTGGTCGCCCGCGAACATGCGCACCGCGAGCTCGACCAATGGCGCCGCGAGATAGTTCCATCCGACAATCGCCGTGATCGTAAGCATCAAGATCGGGCGCCAGGTCGCCGTGATCTTGTGCTCGCTTTCAGCTTCCGCC